CCCGATTATTCGCCCCCCATCAAGAAATACCCTACGCTGCCACTCTCTCAGGCACTCTTCCAACTGCTCCTGATTTTCAAAAATATCAATCGGTTTTCCCATTACTCTGCCACCTCATAAGTCTTTTCAAAAATATCCGATTTGCAAGGGTAAAATTCTCCGGCAACACCTTTAATGATGTAATCTCCAATGTTAGCCAAATGATTTCCCTCTAAAGTTTTGATTACCAATCCGCCTTTCACGGCGGCGTGGTCTATGCGGAAATGTTCTCCAAACGCCTCCATGTATTCGTCTTTCTTCTCGCCATTGGTAAGAAAGTCAAACATTTCCCTCTGGTTTTCTCCAGTCCATTGAATCGCCTCAATCACGACAGGCTTTTTTCTGTACCTCATGTGTTCTCCTTTACTTTCTTGGCAGATTTTACCTTGATTTTCTTCCTGCCGAACTGCTGATATACCAGAGCAGACGCATGAACACTGTCCGTACTGCATACGGTAACAGTTCTGCGGATTGGTTTTCTCTCAATGGTTTCAAACACTACTTTGTACCACCGTTGTTTCATTGGTTCTGCCCTCCTGTATTCTCCCATATATTCTTTCGCACTTTTCGGCGTGTTCACATCTGATTGTGGTTAATGCCCTTTGGGTACGATCAGCCAATACAGTAATATCAACCTTATCAACGTCAGCTTCAAAATCAGGGCAGAAAGCACAATAATCTTTCACTCTGAGTTCCATTCCATTATCCATGACAGCCCACCGCCTTTAACATACTGATTTTCTCTACCAGAACATCAACCGTTGCGTTGAGCTTGCTGTTCTTAATGCAAACTTCCTGATAATCCTCATATAATTTTCCACCATTCAGCATTTCAGTCTGTTCCTTGACTGTGGCATCCAGCTCTGCATTGAAACTTTCAAGCTGTTCAATCTGCTTCCTCAGATTATCATTCTCTTTTTCTACTTTCGCATTTCTTTCTTCCAGAGATTTCTTGTTTGCTTTCAGTTTTTCAACCTCGCTCGTAAGTTCTCCGAGTTTCTTTATCATTTCCTGCTCAGACATGATTCCCTTTTCCTCCGTCTCTTCTACTCCGAGAAGTACCTTAATCTGTTTCTTTGAAATGTGATATGCCATTGCAAGGGTGGCTATGGATTCCCCGGAAGAATACTTTTGCTCAATCTCTGTTTTCTTCACGGAAATATCCACACCATTCGTATTGAACATACGCTTGTAGCCGCCCTCTTCCAGAATTTCTACTATTGTCTGTGTGTCGCACACATTCAAGTCTGCAAGAATGGGTATCTGTCTCTTATGGTTCTTCGCCAAGCGGTAATCCATTAAGATTTGTCCCTTATCCATTCTTACCTCCCTGTTTTACCCCCCCCCCACGGAGAAAAAGTCCTCATAGATTGCCTTGATAACTTCCGCATCGTAGAGTGCATTGTGTTTTTGACCTTTCGGCAAATCAATTCCTCTGTCTGTAAGGATCTGTTCTCTCGAAATGTCAAAAGCTGCCTTTTCTGAAATATCCAAAATCATTGAAATGTCCTGGCAGAGATCGTGGCAAAACGGATTGATGTAGTCCGGCAGCAACATGGCTCCATCTGCAATCAGTTCGCATAATAAAACCATATCGTAATGGCACACATCAGAGACAAACTGAATATCATCTCCGAAACCATCAAGCCAATTAAGCAATTCTGTTCTCACATCGTCCCTGTTGCCGATCACTCTTGTCGTAAGCTCATCCTCTTCCAGTTCCTTTTCCAGCTCCGTGTTGCCACTCAGGAGCAGATGATCCAGAACATTCTTGGTAATCCAATCATCGCACTGCGTATCATCATAATCGGTCAGTTCCGCATAAAACCTTTCGCCCTCATCAGAAACCAATCCGATACTTACGAGCGTTGTATTCTGATGCAGACCGGTAAACTCTGTGTCAAAAAATATCTTTCTCATTCAGTTCCCTCCGTTTCATCTGGGATCTCCGGCACAGCTTCAAAATTCACTCTCAGATACCGTTCAAACAATGAAGCGCAGACCATTGTGTAGCTGTATACTTCCTTGTCAAGAATCTCATCCTTGATAGAATCTGTAATCTGAGTCATCATAATTGCTGTCGGAGCCGTTGATTTCTCATTCTCAAAGGCTTTCAGCATAATGTTGCCATCATATCCCTTGGCAAATTCCCTCAGCGTCATTGGTTATTCCTCCGATTTCTGTGCCTTTTTAGCTTTCTTGGCAGCTTTCTTTGCCTCTTTTTCAGCCTGTGCCATCTCAGGGATGAACTCACGGAAGATGTTGTTATAATTTCCGTTGTTGCCGGCCCATTTCTTCACGATAGCCATAGCCAGACCGGCTTCCCCGGAATAGGTATCAGCCTTTTTAGGCTTACGGATGGTTATTTCCTTGCCATCAACAACCTTTTTCTTGATTTCCACATTATCCATGCAGTTTACAACCGTCTTTGTGCCGTCAGACCAAAATACGATTGTTGCCGGATTCTGGAACAGGACTTTCTCGATACCGTATGCTCCAATGGGCTTGTCCTCAACCATTGCTTCTACACACAGTTTGTCCCAACGATACGGGCTACCGCATATATGATTGATCTTTCCGGCGTAAGTCGTGCCGTCCTCGCACTCGATAGTTACTTTCTTAAATTTCTTGTCTGCTAAACTTCTATCCATATTGTCCTCCTTAATACCTAACTGGTTAAAAATGTCTCCAAACAATGTTTCTCCCGGAATAGCGCATGATGCTATAACCTGATCTCTTAACAATCCGATTGTGGCATTTTGGCATTTCTGTGAAAAACCATCTATGATACTCGCAACAGGTATATCATCAAAATCCGGCCATGGTTCTCCGAGACAGCGTGCTCTTTCGATGCTCACTCTCCGACACTGTTCTGCCGATGATGCTGCCGTTTCCCGTCTTGCATTTTCCCACCATCGGTTTTCGGTAAATGCCGAGTGTTGCATCACTCTGTCAAATGTTTGTAATGGTGGTATCAGCCGTTCTTTCGGTAATCCAAAGCGTTCAAAACCCTGCATGGCAAACGCTATCGGATCTGGTAAATGTGCCGCTTCTGGCGGTCTCCACGGTTTCTTTTCTTTCTTTTCCATTGGTGTCCTCCTTGTGATTTATTATCAAGGGTGGTATGCCCTTAATCTCATGTTGAAATTGTTCTCGATTTTCGCTACCACGCAGTCCTCTTTCAGTATGCACTTGGCGCATTTTTCGAGATTTCTGTAAGGTTCTCTGCCAAAACATGGGCGAAACAGCTTATTTATGGCAGATTTCTTCATTTTCACTTCAAAAGGTATTTCAAAACCATCTTTCAGATGTGAAATATCCGGCATATCATACTCTTCATCCAGTGTAGGTTCAGATATTTCCTTAATTTCCGCAAGCGGTATGGGATCTCCGAGCCATTCATCCATGATAAAGAGCTGTGGTTTGGTCTCATGCATGGTTCAATCCCCTCCATTTCTCATCCATCTCTCAAAACTTTTCCTACATTTAGGGCATAAATCTATATTTGTTACTCCGTCCAGAAATCCGTCCTTGGCATGGAGGCCATGTATATTCAGCCACTTCTTGTGAAGCATACTTCCGTTCTTCCCATCTATTTCTGCACCGCATCGGTCGCATACATATCGTTCTGTTTTCATGGTTTCTCCTTGTAAAAATCATTTGATGATCTCATAATATTCGCCCTCACACTCTTTCGGAGCCATAGTTCCCCATCCGTCAGCCTTTCTCAGTTCATAATGGGTTCCTCTGTCGATGGCAAAGAGTTCTTCCCCCTTGTCAATGGTCATTTCCATATTCTTCTCAATGTCGTTTACGACAATATCCTGTAAGAAACGTGCTATCATGTCTCTTTCTCCTTTATCACTTCGGCAAACGCCGGATTCTCATGCAGCTTTTCAGTAGGCCATCCCATGTGATGATACAGTTTTTCCATAAATTCAAGGCACTCTGCCTTGTCATATGTCAGTAGGAAACACAGTAATTGTTCTCTGTTATACATCACTGATGGTCCGACTCCCATTTTAATGTAATCATAATCTGGGTAACGTACCTGAAACTCATTCGGTGCTGCTGCCAGTATCTCAAATTTCACTGCCGATCCGTGCGGTTCCCTTATGCAATGCCTGAATGGTATCATGTTCTATCCCTCACTCTCTTTTCCCACCGTTCGTGTTTGCGTGCCATCTGTTCCTCATCTACTGTCAATGAAAGTTCTCCGGCACACTGTACGACATCCGTGTACTCTTCTCTGATATTTGCAATAGCATCTTTCTCTGTTACAGGTGTCGGATTCTCTTTTCGTATGATCCTTGCCATTTTGAGTGCTGCCTTTGCAAGTTCGGTACATTCCTCTGCAAGCTGTTCCAACATTGCAGCTTCGCCAATTTCTTCAATAATTTTCATTATCTCTCCCTCTTTGTGATAACTTTAAGTCTATCCAGTGGATATGTCTCCACTTTGCCATCTTCCAGAACGACAACCGCTTTTGTGCCAAGCAGGCTCGTGATTGTATCTATCCATGTTCCTTTTCTATTCTCACAGTGAGTACAATCTGGTATCTCATTGCACATATCAGCAATATCGTTACAGAATTTGCACTCTGCATAGCTTCTTGTGATTTCTACCGGTCTATCCATTTCGCACATCCTCCGATACGTCAAAATTCTCTAAATGCTCATATTCGACAGTTTCTTGTCTGATTTCAATTTGATTTTCGCTATGCGTTTCTGTTCCCTATCCATCTTTTTGATGCACTTATCCAACTGCCTTGCGTATGGACTGCTATTCGGGTCTGAGCACTCCATAATAAAAGCCTCTCTGTGTGGAGACTGATAAGGGCTTTTGTATCTGTATTTTTCGTATTCTCTTCTCTCTGCCACTATCAGAATCACAATTTTCAATACAAACCACGCTGTATTGAGCAAAACTAACCCTACGATAACCGCAACAACCGTCTTTACCATCTCTCTACCTCCGTCTTTTACACTAAAAATTTCTCAATTCTTATCTCTCCGCATTTCTTACACCCACATCTGCATACATCGTACTTAAAGCCGCTGTAATCATGTGCCGTCCAGAGGACTTCCAACACTTCCCACTCATGCTTGCACGGAAGAAAACACGATACTAAAATCTTGTCGAATAGCCTTTTATACCACGGTTCCTTGTGCCAAGACCTCTTTTTATTTTCCGGGGAATTTTGGGAATTGCTGTTTTCATCGTTCATCCGATTTTTAATTTTTGCCTGTTATTGTTTCTACGAGCAGACGTGACGGCATCCTCATTATGAGGTTATTACACATTTGATTCAGACGATGGTTTTCATCTGCAAGCGTATTTACCATGAGGTACAATCCCTCTTCTCTGGTAAGTTCTCCGCGCTCTATCATCTGCCATACTCGGAATACCGTTGCATTGTTTCTGATATGCGTTTCAGAGATTCCTACGGTGTATGCCTCTGTCATGCAGTCCGGTTGAACTTCCGCAGTGTGTCCTCTTTCCATTTGTCCCATGCGGTCTGTTTCTTCTCTCTGCATACTTCCGCCTCTCTCTGCTTATTCTGTGTTGCTGTTTCTTTGTTCTGTTCCATATTTCTCTCTTTCTATGCCGGTAGGCATCCGCCGATTTTGGATTTTGTGGTTTTGTAAAGTCCTCACTTTCCTTTTGTTATTCGGATGCCGTGTTTATACTTACATTGTAAATTGGGTGGTTTACGGTAATAGGGTTCTTTGCCATTTTACGATTTGGGTGGTTTTGGGCTTTTTAATTTTTGGGGACCTCAGAGGGGTGAGTTGCCCCTGATCCGCTCCGCTCTACACCCCCGCCCCAGGGTATAAGCTGCCGGACCTGTCCACGGATTGCCACACCAGAACCGCCGGAAACGTGCCGGAGTTCGTAAAAGTAAAAGAAAACGAACCATAAAACCGCATAAATGCTATATATTTATATCCCCGTCCGTGTCTGCCGGATCTTTTCCGCTCACTTCCACCGGTAAACGCTGCGCAATCTCTGCCGCTGTTGGTAGTTCTGCCGCCTGTTTTCCAACGTTTAGATCTATCTTTTGCGCCGCCTGTGTGTATCCGTGGTTGTTGTTCATATCCGTAGCGAATACGATCGGCGGGATCTTGCCAGCAAAGGCGAGTTGTTTCTTAAATGCTGCTATACTTGTTTTCAGTCTTTTTATTGTGTCAGAATACGCACCCGGGCGGGCTGTTTCCCAATTA